GTTGAACACACAACCTGGGCTGTTACTTCAAATGGCAAACATGACACTTTCGTCCTTAAGCATCTCGCGTTCGATGACGTGCTTAAGAAAGGCGATTGTGGAAGTCTTGTTTGCGGTGTCACACGTGATTATCGTTTAATCATTTTTGGTACCTATTCTGGTTGTATGCGTTTGTCTGGACAGTGGGCTGGTTTTTGCACGCCGGTCCTTTCCTACTTCCTCACACACGTTGAAGCCCACGTTGGCCTTGAAGATCTCTCAGACGCCTATGTCTATGTTGAGAAACTCAAACGCCCATGTGGTCACCTTTCCCTTCCAACTTCCATCATTCCCTCTCTCCTCTACAACGATCCACTCGTTAATGAGGACACGCACCAACCTGCTCTTCTCGGCAACCCCGAAGATGTGCGTTGTGAAGGAATGACTGGCCTCGATCTTGCCATCAAGGAAATGAATCTCTTTCGGGTTAATTCCCACCTCTTTTCTGAAGAGGAAATTGAGATCATTTTCACATCGATTCTTGAACGCTATGAGAGTGCCTGTGCCCCAGTCTCTCGTCGTGTTCTCTCTGAAGATGAATCTATCAATTCGTCTGAAGAATTTCCCCACCTTGCTCCCATCCCTATGCTCACATCAGCCGGTGCTTTCTTTTCCTTCGACCCTCGTTCGAATGGTAAAGGTAAGGCCTGGTTGTTTGCCGGAGAACCTGGACAACGTCGCATTGACAATCCAGAACTCCGGAAAGAACTTGATGAGGCGCTTCAAGCCCTCAAGGAAGGACGTCGACCGTTCCTTCCTTTTCTTTTGCAGCTCAAAGATGAGCTCCGTGAATGGCTGAAGATCCAGCAAAAACGAACCCGCACTATACAGTGTTGTCCCGTTACCATGACTATCCTCATGAGACAATACTTTGGTGCGTTCATTGCTTGGGTCCAAGGCTCACCAATTTCCTCCCCATCCTGTGTTGGGATGAATGTTCACTCTCCCGACTGGAACCGATTGCAGTGCAAGCTTCGAGAAGTCAGCAGTACCGGCTTTGCCGGAGATTTGAAGAAATTCGAATCCTTGATGACTCCTCAACTTGCACGTGGCATGTTTGATATGATTGAAAAATGGTATCACAATGCTACGCCAGAGGAAACCACCATTCGTCGTGGTCTCTGGCAACTTTGCATCGACTCTGACATTCTTGTCCAAGGCCATTGGATACGAATGTTGGGCGGAAACAAATCAGGTGTAGCTGGCACAACGATCTGGAACAATCTCCTCTGTGAATTCTTCCTCCGTTGGGCCTTTCTTGAGACTGGGAGATCACTCTCCACTCAAGATATCACCATCGATTTGTGGAACCGCTTTGTCCGCGCGTTCTTCTACGGTGACGATAATATCGTCGCCGTTCATCCCTCCTGCAAATGGTTCAACTTCAACACTGTACGCACTGCTCTTGCGTCCATTGGAGTTGAATACACTACTGCCGATAAGCGCTCGGAAGCCCCA